TTACGCTTGCGTCTTAATGCGCTATATTGCGAGAAACCATGCGCGTGGAAAATTAAAAAATGGGCTTACTTGACCGTTTCCGCAAGTCGGAAAACCGAAACCTTGAAAACCCTAATGCACCTGTGTCATCTGCTGACTTCTTGCAGATTATGGGCTGGGGTGATTTTGAGGCGTCTTCTGGTGTAAATGTAAATGTTGACACTGCGCTGGGCGTTCCAGCGATTTGGTCGGCTGTTAATTTCTTGAGCGGCACGATTGCCAGCTTGCCATTGAATGTTTATCAAAAAACTGAGAGCGGGCGCGAGAAATATGAAGGCCGTATTTCTGGCATTTTGCACGATGTTGTAAACGATGGAATGTCATCGTTTGAGTGGCGCAAATATATTTTTGAACAAGTTTTGACTGGAGGTCGCTCTGTCACTTACATCGAGCGAAACGGCAAGGGTGAGGTGGTCAACCTTTATCCGATTGACCCGACAGATGTTCGCGTCGAGCTTATCGGTGGCCGCAAAACCTACCGTCTTGAAACAACAGTTTACGAAGCCAGAGACGTAATTGATATTCCGTTTATGCTCAAGGCCAATCAAGTTGATGTCCGTGGGCCTATTGCAACTAACAAAGACGCAATCGGAATGGCTATTGCCGCTAGTCGTTACGGCTCCAAAGCGTTCCAATCGGGCGGCATTCCACCTGTGGTTTTGCAAGGTCCGTTCCAATCTGGTGCTGCGGCGCAGCGTGCATCTGAAGACGTTGCGAATACAACCGCCAAGCTGGCGCGTGAGGGTCGGCCTGTGATGGCGCTTCCGCTCGGCCATGAAATGAAGCAGATTGGTTTCAATCCAGAGCAGATGCAACTGCTTGAGCTTCAGCGGTTTAGCATTGAACAGATCGCTCGGATTTACAGCTTGCCGCCTGTCTTCTTGCAAGACTTAACTCATGGAACATTCAGCAACGTAGAGCAGCAAGACTTGCACTTCGTGAAGCACACGATCCGCCGTTGGATTGAGCAGACTGAAGCTGAATTAAATTTAAAATTGTTTGGTCGCACGGCCAACCTTTATGTCGAGTTCAATGTTGATGGCTTGCTGCGCGGCGACATCAAGAGCCGGATGGAAGCTCACGCGACATCGATCCAAAACGCGATCCGCACTCCAAATGAAGTGCGCGACATTGAGAATATGCCACCAATGGACAACGGAGATGACCTGATGATCCAAGGTGCGACAGTGCCAATTGGCACGCAGGGCCAAGTTGTGTTACAGTCGGAAGAAAATAACGGGGATCAAAATGTCTGAAAAAGAAATTCGCGCACGCTTAGACGCTTTCGAAGTTCGTGAAGAGGACGATGAGCAAATTAAAGTTTCAGGTTATGCTGCCGTCTTCGGCGAAGAGACTAGCATCGGCGGATATTTTACAGAAGTTATTGAGCGCGGCGCGTTCAAGGACGCCATTGGGCGCGATGACGTTGTGTTTGTTATCAATCACGAAGGGTTGCCACTCGCGCGGACGCGCTCCGGCACTCTGCGCCTGACCGAAGACGATCACGGTTTATACATGGAAACCGAGCTTGACGCATCTGACCCTGATGTGATGAGCATTGTTCCAAAAATGAAACGCGGCGACTTGGACAAAATGTCTTTTGCATTTATTCCAACGCGCCAAGAGTGGGACGAAAGCGGCGACATGCCGAGGCGCACTATTCAAGAGGCCCAACTTTTTGATGTTTCTATTGTTACAACTCCGGCTTATGATGGCACAGAGATTGGCTTGCGCTCTCTTGAGGCCCACAGGAGCTTAAAGATAAAATCTCAGGCTGCACGGCGTCTCAGGATGAAAGCGCAGCTTTAACGAATAACGGCGGTTCTCCCGCTGTTCGCCCTTCCCCCGCGCCTTGGGCAAGCGCATATATGGAGGCCCACAATGGCTGATATCAAAGACCTGCGGGAGAAGATGGCGAACATCGCCACTGAGGCCCGCGCCAAACTTGCAGAATTAAACGACAGCACACCAGAAGATCGTGCAGCCGAAGTTGAGCGTGAATTCGACGCCATGATGGCTGACCACGACAAGTTTTCAGCACGCGCTGATCGTCTTGAAAAATCTGAGGCTGCGCTGCGTGCTTCTGAAGCCGTTGACGTTTCCAAGCGTCCAGTTGCTGAAGATCGTTCTGCCCCTGCCGTAGATCAAGGCTCTGAAATTTCTTACCGCAAAGCATTCTTTTCAATGATTGCAAACGGCGGTGTTGAAGGTTTGGACAGCGAAGTTCGCAATGTTCTGCGTCAGTCTGAAGTTCGCGCCCAAACTGCTGGCACAAACTCTGCTGGTGGGTTTACTGTTCCGACAGAGCTTGCGTCATTTATTGACAAAGCAATGATCGCAACTGGTCCGATGTACAACAGTGACCTCTTCACAGTTATCAACACAACTGGCGGCAATCCTTTCAACATTCCAACAGTAAACGACACTGCTGTGACTGCTGAAGCTCACACTGAAGCTGGAACAGTTACCGATGATGGCGGAAAAGACGTTACCTTTGCCCAAAAGTCTTTGGGTGCATTTGCGTTTGACACCGAGTGGGTTCGTTGGTCCTATGAGTTGGCAAATGATTCCATTTTCAACGTGGAAAGCCTGCTGGGCGAATTGCTTGGTGAGCGCCTTGGTCGCATCGCAAACTCAAAACTGACCACTGGTTCAGGTTCTTCAGACGTTGAAGGCATCGTAACCAACTCAGCTTTGGGCGTAACAGCAGCGGCGGTTGCCGCAGTTACAGCCGATGAAATCATTGACTTGATACATTCGGTTGACCCTGCTTACCGCGCGTCACCTTCAACAGCAATTATGATGAACGACAGCACACTTTCTGCGGTTCGGAAGCTGAAAGACGGCAACGGTAACTACCTATGGCAGATGGGCAACTATCAAGCTGGCGTTCCACAGAACCTTCTTGGATACAACGTAGTTGTAAATCAAGCAATGGACAGCCTCGCAACTGCGAAAAAAGTCATGTTGTTTGGTGATATGTCCAAGTTCTATGTTCGCAAAGCTGGCGCACCTTCCCTGTTCATAGCAAAAGAGCGGTTTGCTCCTGATTATGGCATCTTGGGTTATGTTCGTTTTGACGGCGTTCTCGGCAATGCAGCGGGTATCAAGCACCTGATCACAGCCTAAACAAAGTAGGCAGGGGCTTCGGTCCCTGCTTATCCACTTGAGAGGATTTCAAATGAAAGTTCGTTTATTAACAAGCATGGCTGGTATCGATTTCAGCCATAATTCTGGTGATGAAATTGACTGCAATGCCGCAGAGGCTGCACGTTATATTGCTGCTGGTATTGCTGAAGCTATTGAGACGCCTTCTAAAGTTGAGCGTGCAGTCCGTAAGATTAAACTTGAGACTGCTGTAGAGGAACAGTAAATGCCGCAGCCGCTCTTGACACATCACGCGCTTAAAATTGTAGACGCTCCCGCTATCGCCCCGATTACTTTGGCGGAAGTCAAAGCGCAATTGCGCGTTGAGCATAATGATGACGATGTAATGATCCAAAGGCTGATCACAGTCGCGGTTGCTTACACTGATGTAAGGGGCGCACTTGGTCAGGCAATGATCACCCAAAAGTGGGCGCAATGGATGGGGCCAAACCCACAGCAAAAGGTTGCGCTTGCTCTTGCCCCGGTTCAATCGGTCACCGCAATTAAATATTATGACGTTGACGGCGCATTGCAGACGGACACGCTGGCAAATTATCAAACCTTTGGCACAGACTTCACTTCCACCGTTGGGCCGAAAGACGGATTTGCTTGGCCTGTAACGCAAAATCGCCCTGACGCTATAAGGATAGAATACCAAATTGGATTTGGTGACGCGATAAATGACGTTCCGCAGAGCATCCGTCACGCGCTTATGCTGCTTGTCGGCCACTGGTATGACAACAGAGAGCAATCGCAAGCGGACAAGCTACAAGATATTCCTTACGGCTTTCAGGAGTTGATGGATATTAGTCGGGTTTCTTGGTATGGTTAAGGCTGGCTTTTTGCGTGATCGTGTTGTGTTTCAGCGCCTGTCTGAAGGTACGGTTGACGAATATGGAAATGTTTACACGGGCTGGACGGCTTTGGTTTCTCGGTCTGCTGATCTGCTTGAGCGAAAAGGCAGAAAACAGATTTCTGGCGGCGTGCTTGAAGATAATAATCTTGCCACCATGCGGGTTCGTTCTGACAGCATAACCGCAACCATTACTACCGCTGATCGCGTGATTGCACGCGGCATTACTTGGGCCATCAAAAACGTAATCCAACTTGACGCAAAAAACACGACACTCGAGTTCGTTTTGGAAAAGGGCATTGCACCATGAAGGTTACTGGCGCAAAAAAATTGGCAAAACAGTTTGACAAAATTCCTGACGCTGTTGAGAGACAGATCGTTAAATCGATTAAGCGCAACACCGAAGCGGCTGCGCGGCTGGCTCGCAACCTTGTCCCCGTTGATACGGGCGAGCTAAAGGGCTGGATTTACACAAAATATGAACGCGGAAATCACGAATTTCTTGGATCGGTTGAAGCGGCCCCGCCGGGTCGTGATGATCAGATAAAAGCAAAGGCCGTTGAATTTGGCCGGGCAAATGGAAATCGCGGGAAGACTGAGGCGCAACCTTACATCCAATTGGCGCAAAAACTTCAGGGTCCAAAGTTCAATAAGTCTATGAAGTCGGCTATCAAGCGCGGAATTAAGGAAGCGGTCAATGGCTGATGGGTTTGCACTATCTTTGCAAAAGGGGCTGCGGGTCACGTTAACCGCCAATAGCGGCGTGACAAATATTGTCAGCAGCCGCATTTATGATGAGCCGCCGCAAAATGCAACTTTTCCATATTTGCGCTTTGGTGAAATATCGCCAGCCGCGTTTGACACAGATACAATCGAAGGGGCCTTGGTAGATGTTACCTTTGAGGCTCATTCTCGAAGCCCTTCAGGCCGCGCTGAAGCGGTTCAGATAGCCGAGGCAGTAAAAGCCGCTTTGCATCGCCAAGAAGGCTCTGTGACCGTTGTTGGTTTCAACTTGATAGAATTGATATTTGAGACAATTTCGGTTACAAGAGATAGTGAAGGCCGTGGATATACGGCTGTCATTGTTCTTCAGGCGATGCTTGAAGATACTGCCTAAACTCCCGCGCTGTGGGCAAGCGCAAAAAAATGGAGGCCAGTTATGGCTAAACAACTTGGACGCGCCCTGCTGGTCAAAATCGGTGACGCGGCATCGCCAGAGGTTTTCACAAACCTTTGCGGCTTAAATTCAAAATCACTGACAATCAACAACTCTTCGATTGATGTGACAACCCCCGACTGCACAGCGCCCGAAGGCGCTTTGTTTACGGCAACACTAGCTGGATTAAAAAATGTTAGCCTTTCTGGCGATGGATTTTTTGAAGACAGCGTGGCAGAAGCACGCATGAACACAGTGGCGATGGCCGCTGACAATAACGTGAACATGCAAGTTGTTGTTCCTGATTTTGGCACATATGCTGGCGCATTCCGCATTGCATCTCTGGAATTCGGTGGAGAAACTGAAGGCGGCGTTACTTACTCTATCTCGCTTGAGAGTAATGGCGCAGTGACGTTCACAGCCGCATAATGGCAATAACTGCCAAAGCAGAACGTGGGGGCATCGTCGAGACAATCGGCGATGCTTCCTACTCTTTCAAACTTCGCAATCGTGAGATTGAGCGTTTTGAGGATCAGCACCGGGGCATCTTTGACCTCTGGGAAGGGTTCTTTGGGCGAGGCACTAAACCAAGCAGCAAAGAGGTTCGTGATATTCTTGCGCTTGGCTTGGTCGGCGGTGGAATGAAAGACGCTGAAGCTGATGCAGTCATTTCAAAATGTACGCCTGAAGATTTAATGAGGCTGTTTCAGATCGCGCAAGCGGTTTTGGGCGTTGCCTTTATGCCTGACGTTGGTGACGAAAAGGTAAAAAAAAAGACGGAGGTCATAGGCCCGACAGATTGAATGTTCGCGCTATGATTGCGAATGGCATTGTGATTGGTTTACGGCCAGATGAAATTCGTGATATGATCCCCAAAGATACTTGGATCGTATTTCAGGGATGGTCTGACGCACATTCGCCAAAAGAAGCTGGCGTAGGCGCGATGACCTCGACTGATTACAAAGATTTGGTGAGGCGAGTAGATGGCGATTAGTGCGGAACAGTTAAACATTATCCTGTCAGCGAAGGATAAAGAATTTACACGCGCAATGGATCGAAGCCAAAAGCGCGTTGAGCGGTTTGCAAAGACAACTAATAAAAATCTTAGTTCAACTTCAAAAGCATTCAGTAAACTTGGCGCTGCCGTCAAGATTGCCGCTGCGGCGTTTTCCGCTACAGCAGTTGTTTCTGGAATTAAGAATGTTACGCAAAAACTAGACGACATCGGTAAGACAGCCGACCAGATCGGCATTACCACAGATGCGCTCCAAGAACTTCGCACGGTGGCCGAAAGTTCTGGCGTGACATCTGATGAACTTGACAAGAGTATTGAGAAGCTAGGCAAAGGATTGGCAGAGGCCGCAATGGGTCTTGGCACGGCGAAGGATGGGTTAAAGACTTTAGGCTTGAACGCCAGAGACTTGATTGACATGGGCTTAGAAGATGCGCTTGGGGTTATCGCAACTGAACTTAACAAACTTCCAAACCCTATGGAAAAAACCGCTGCGGCAACCCAGCTTTTTGGGCGTAGCGGCGCACCGATGATTAACCTCCTGCGCGAAGGCGCAGATGGTATGGCTAACATGCGCAAAGAAGCGCGTGAGCTTGGCGTTGTAATTGATGAAGATTTGATCCGAAACGCAGAAGCCGCTCAAGACCAACTTGATTTGATGTCCAGAGTTATTGACGCAAACCTTTCGAGCGCATTGATTAACCTTGCGCCATTAATTGTAGGCGCTACTGAAAAGATTGCGGGATTGGCGTCTAGGATCGGTGATGTAGTTAAAAATATTAATGAACTCAGTGAAAACGGGGTGGGCGAAACTACGGCAAATTACAGATTTGTTAAATCATTAGTCGACCAAGGCGTGGCTGCTGGTTATGTAGAAGAAGAACTTCAGGCTATGTTTAGGGCATATGACAAGCTTAAAAACGCCCGACTATCTGGAGACGGTAGTGTCCCGGGTCTGATAGACGAAAGTGTTATAGAAAATTATAACAACGCAGCCTCCGCACTTGCCCTTGCGCTGTCTGCTGGCCCTAATCGCGCATTCGATGAAAACGCTGAAGCAGCTAGGGAGCTTGAAACGGCGGCCCAGAACGCTCTTTCTATAGCATTTAGGCAAACAGAAGAGGTGCGTGAGCAGGCTCGGCTTCGCGGCATAAGTGCTGAAGCTGCCGAGAGAGAGCGCATAGAAGCTGAAAAGCAGGCCCTTATAACATCCATTACCGCCCCATACAAAAAAGATGGCACGCTTCAAGACCGACCTATGTTTGTTCAGGAGGCCAAAAGACTTGGCGAAGCCTATGAAGCCGCTGCTATTGCTGCCAGCCGCATTCTAAACCCGGTCAAAGCAGCTACAGCCGCCACCAAAGACTTGAGATCAGCGGCTGAACTTGCAAGAGAAGCATACGTTGATATGCTCAACAAGATGATTGAGGCTTCACCATTACTTCAACAACTTGGCTTTGACGCCGAAACGCTTGAAGACACTATGGGCATGGTAGAAAGCAGCATGGAGCAGGCATTTATGTCAATGGTTGATGGCACGATGTCGGCCAAGGACGCCTTTAGGTCAATGGCTGCTGACGTTATCAAGGAACTTTACCGGGTTCTGGTCGTGCAGAAAATGGTGGGCAGTTTTACATCTGGCGGCGGCGGAATTCTTGGCTCAATATTTGGAGCCATGACAGGCATTGGCGGCGTGGCATCTGGCGGCGCAGTACAAGCTGGCCAGCCTTATGTCACCGGGGAGCATGGCCGCGAGTTGTTTGTCCCATCCAGTGCTGGCCGCGTGTTGAGTGTATCACAGTCTAAGGCGGCTGTGGGCGGCGGCGGTGGTGGCGTCACGATTAATCAGACTATCAATGTTTCCACTGGTGTACAACAAACTGTACGCGCGGAGATAAAATCTCTAATGCCTCAAATCGCAGATAGCGCGAAATCAGCGGTTGTTGACGCAAGGCTGCGCGGCGGATCATATGGAAGGGCGTTCTCATGAGCATCAGTTATCCTCTGAGCTTGCCGACTAATACTCGCATCAGAAGCGTTGAGTTTACTGCTATCAACGCGGTGGCATACAGTCAAAGTCCATTTACATTTGCGGGTCAGGCTCACGCTTACTCTGGGCAAACTTGGCAAGCTGATGTTACATTGCCGCCGATGCGCAGATCAGATGCAGAGCAATGGATTGCGTTTCTGGTAAGTTTGCGCGGGCAGTTTGGCACGTTTCTTTTAAACGACCCAATTGCCTGTTCGCCCAGAGGCACAGCAACGGCGGCTGCTATTACAGGTTCCGCTAGCGATAGCAGCGTGACAACGGCGATGACGGGAACCTTGCTCGCTGGTGATTACATCCAGTTAGGTTCCGGCGTCAACGCAAGGCTTCACAAGGTTCTGCAAGACCAAAGCGGGTCAGGCACGTTGGAAATATGGCCAGCTTTAAGGGTTGCACAGTCAAGCGTATCTGCCGATCTAACTAGCGCGGCTGGAGCTTTTCGGCTGTCATCAAACCAGCAATCGTGGTCGGTAAATGAGGCCAGCATCTATGGCATTACGTTTGCCGCGATGGAGGTACTATGACCAGAAGCACACCAGCATCCCTGCTGACCGCACTTAGTCAGCCTGAAGTTCTCCCGTTTTACGCGGTTGAGATGGTTTTCGACAGTGCGCCTGTTCGCTTTTGGACCGGGTACGGTGATCGGACGATAAGCGGTGACACTTATATTGGCACTGGAAACTTGCTTTCTATAACTGGCTTGGACGAAGTTAATGACCTGTCGGCTAAAAGCGTCACCTTGCAGCTTTCTGGTGTGTCTAGCACACTGGTGTCTTTGGCTTTGCAAGAGCCTTATCAGCGCAGAGTTTGCAAAGTATACTTTGGGACTACTGACACTAGCACGCCAATCGAGGTGTTTAGCGGCTTGATGGATGTTATGACCATTGAGGATGGCGGAGAAACCAGCGTCATTAGTCTGAAAGTTGAGAGCAAATTAATCCGTTTGGAAAAAGCATCAAACTGGCGCTACACAAATGAGAGCCAGAAATCTCGGTATAGCAGCGACACTTTCTTTGCTTACGTTTCCAACTTGCAAGATCGTGACATTGTTTGGGGCCGTGAGGTTAATTCTGGCTGATGGGTCCACGGGAGCATCTCAACGCCTATTTGAAGGCCGTAAAGAGCAAGCCTTTCGTATGGGGTCAACATGACTGCCTAACGTTTACCAATGACGCTTTTACGGCGATGTACGGTGAAGGCTGGGCCGATGATTGGTTGAGCCGCTATATGGTTAATGATCGCCCTATGCGGCGTAATGAGCTAATGCGTGAATTCCGTTGTTCTGATTTTGGCAAAGCTGTGGATAAGAGATTGCAGCGCGTTGACTGCGTCCCGCCGCTGGGTGCGCTGGTAACGACCAAGAAGGCCCGCAAGTGGGTCACGGGCGTTGCAATAGGCATTTGCACAGGCAGCAAGTGCGCTTTCTTGGACAAGGTTGGTGTGATATACCTACCGCTGGACGATATCGACGGAGCTTGGATTAAAACATGAAGTATAAACTTGGAAGCTACACCGTCAATAATTGGGATGATTGGGATAAAGCCCCGCGCGATCCAATCAGCATCGGGACCGCCATTGCCGCTGCGGTTGGGGCTGGCACTATCGGCACTTATATTATCATTGGTTTAACATATCTCGCCATCAGTGCCGTCACATCATGGGCGCTATCAGCCCTATTCCCCCAGCCTGATTTTTCGTCTTTTGGATCGCAGGGAACTTTGGTGAACGCCAGAGACGCGACAGCTTCTGCTGATTTTGTATATGGTCAGGTTCGCAAGGGCGGGACTGTAACTTTTTATGAGTCAACTGGGGACGAAAACAAGTTTCTTCACCAGATAATCGTTTTGGCATCGCATGAAGTTCAAGAGATTGGCGACATTTATATCAACGATCAGATTGTTACGCTTGATAGTAGCGGGTTCGTTACTACCTCTGAATGGGTGATAAGCGGCGGGGCAAGTGCATCTGGGGTGCGCATTGAGAAATTTGATGGGAGCCAGACGGCAGCACCTGCTGATCTTTTGAGCGAGTCAGAGCTTACCGGGGCAAATGCTCTGACCGCTAACTTTATAGGGAGCGGAATAGCTTATCTATATGTAAGATATGAATATGATGCAAACGTGTTTGCCAATGGCGTCCCATTAGTCACCGCTATAGTTAAAGGAAAAAAAGTATACGACCCACGAACAAATTCAACGGCTTACAGCAACAACGCGGCGCTTTGTATGCGTGATTTCATCACTAGCGAATACGGAATGAATGATAGCGCAATTGACGATGTAGTGTTTTCGGCGGCGGCCAATGAGAGCGACGAAGATGTAACCCTATCAGCGGGCGGCACTGAGAAGAGATACACGATCAACGGCATTGTGAAAGCAAGCTCACCTATAGGTGACGTGCTGGGCAAAATGTCTACCGCTTGCGCTGGCACGTTGTTTTGGGGTTCGGGTTATTGGAAATTAAAGGTTGGCGCATATACTGCACCAGTTAAAACTTTAACTTTAAATGATCTTAGAGGCCCAATCAATTTAAGCACCCGCACGACTATGAGGGATAGCTTCAATGGGGTCACTGGTACGTTTAATGACTCTGAAGCTGACTTTATTACTGCCGACTACCCATCAATAAAAAGCACTGTATTTAAAACTGAAGATGGCGGAGATGAGCTTTTGCTCGACTTGCCATTGCCATTTACGACCAGCGCGGCAACGGCGCAGCGCATTGCCAAGATGACCCTTTACCGAAGCCGTGAGCAAATGGCTTTAAGTGCTGACTTTGGGCTTGAGGCTTTCAATGTTGAGGTTGGCGACATCATTGCCTTTACGAATGCAAGATATGGCTTTAATGAAAAAGAGTTTGAGGTAGTCGGTTGGAAGTTCTCATCTAACCAAGACGCTGGCGATCTAAGGGTAAACTTGACGCTGCAAGAGACATCCGAGGCGGCTTTCTCTTGGACATCCAACGAAACAGCAATTATTGATAATAATACAAATTTACCTGATCCCAACGCTGGGCTTGCAATAACCAATCTGGTTGCTTCCGGTGGAGGTCGCACTCAGGGTGATGGCACGTTTATTAATTCAGCAATCTTATCTTGGGATGCCGTGTCGAGTTCGTTTCTGGCTTATTATGAAATTGAGTGGAAAGCCCTTTCCGATAGCGTATATGCCAGCACTACAACTACAGAAAACACCATTGAGCTTTCGCCTCTGGTTGACAATATAGAATACACATTCAGAGTTCGTGCAGTCAGCATTGGTGGAATTTCTGGGTCTTATGCCACGGTTTCATTTACTGGTGGTGGAGATGTTACTGCTCCCGGTTTGCCTACTGCAATTACTGCAAGCGGACATTTCGGATATATTACTATTGATTGGACTAACCCGACCAATTCAGATTTTAACTATGTCGAGGTTTACGAAAACACTACCAATACAAGCGCGGGGGCGACAAAGGTCGGGATTTCCGCTGGCAATACCTTTCAGAGAACTAACCTTGGGCTAAACCTGACCAGATACTATTTTCTTAAATCTGTTGATTACAGCGGGAATGCAAGCGCATTCACCTCTGGGGTTAATGCTACAACTACATATCTTGATGATGCCGACTTTGCTAATGGCATATACCAGTTATTCAGGGATCAAGGGCTGTATGCGATTAAAGATGTTTCTAGCCTTCCGGCATCTGGTGCATTTACGGGTGAAAAAGTATTTAATACCACTGACGCGAAGCTGTATAATTGGACTGGAACGGCTTGGGAAGCCAGTGCTACTATCCCCGGCCCCGGATCAATTACTACAACAGAAATAGCTGATAATGCTATATCAACGCCAAAGCTGGCTGCGGGTGCAGTAATAGCGTCTAAAATTGCTGCTGGTAGCATTACTGGCAACAAAATTACTGCCAACACAATAACGGGTGGGCTTATTGCTTCCTCTGGTATCATTACTAGTTCAGCCCAGATCAATAACGCTGTTATTGCTCAAGCTAAAATCCAAGATGCTGCTATCTCTACTGCTAAAATTGGCAATAACATGGTCACGTTCCCGCAGTTTGCACAGGGATCGTCGAGCATAATCCTACAGTATACCAATACAGCGAACACAACTGTTGTAAGTTTAACAGTTTATAACTCAGGCGCGCCTGCTCAAATCTTGGGGACTATGTCTTGTTCGCACTCAAATAATACCCCGGTTACTGCGGCTAATGAATACAGAAGTTTCAATTTCGTAATGTATAGAGGTGGCTCCGTTCTTACTGGCTTTAATGGTTCGCTGGTAGGGGGTTTTAATTCTCCGTCTATGGTTCTTGCTAAATTAGACAGCCCCGGCGTGGGGTATCATACCTATACATTGAAGGTTCAGAATGTTGGTGGTAATACTGCAAGAACAATTCTATTCTACCCCTCAATATCTTATGTGGAGTTAAAGCGATGAAGACTTACACAGTCTTTAATGCAGAGGAGATAGTATCTCTTCTAACAGTCACGGAAGAAACACTTCTGTTAAATATAAATGAGGGTGAAACCTATGTTGAGGGTTCTTATCCAGATGATCTTCATTATGTTAAAAATAATCAAATAAGAGCGTTTCCTGAAAAGCCATATTATCCAGTGGACTTTGACAAAGACACAGAGCAGTGGGTTTGGGACGAGACTTTATCATGGGCGCAATTAAGGGCCGAAAGAGATGCTCTTTTGAGAGACATGGTTGACCCTATTGTAAGTAACCCCCTACGATGGGCTGGCCTTACTTTGGAAGAACAGCAAGAGTACGCTGATTACCGTCAATCCCTTCTTGACCTTCCAG